ACACGCCTTAATATAGTGTCTAAATCTACAGGATCTTCTGCTGCACTGGCGCTAGTCATGTCTGGTAAATTATGTGTTCTAACTGGGCTTGGAATAGTACCTTTTGCTGACGTTCTAGCTTCTACAGGTAATAAAGCAATTTCAGCTTGATCTGCTGTGCTTGCTCCCGGAGCACTAGCAGCTCCAGGGCCGTTCATATGAATTTGTGGAGCAGTCTCGATTATATTGCCACCGGCACTGGTTTCGTTGGTACCGCCGGAAGTGTTATAAATGTGGCCGCCTGCTTTAACATCAAAATTGCCGCTGGCCTCTTGATAGAAATATCCTGATGTTTTTACGTCAATATTTCCACCGCTGAATAGTTTGTAATTTGAAGGTGTGTATATATCAACATTGCCCTGCGTTGTTTGTTCCCAAGTTCCGTCAGTACTAATGTCTACATCACTCTTAATTTTAACCTTCAAATATCCGTCAATTGTATGATCTACGTTCACACCCACGTGTTCAATTCTAGCGTCCTTGTAAATTTTTATATCTAAGCGATCTGGTGTCTCGCCGTTGACATCTTGCACTGGACTTGTAGCTGCATCGTCGTTTGAACAAGGATCTGCAGGATCATTACTTGCAGGTTCAAACGGTGCAAAGCCCGGGCCGGCGGAGCCTGACCCCATTGAAAAACTCATACCCTTAGCAACTTTAAAATCCATTCTACCGTCAACATTATGAGTGTAATCTTTAGCGTAATATTTTTTAACATCGTCATTTACTGTCTGCCGATATTGTTCATCTACAGTTTCATCTTTGCGTCTTTTGATATGAACCTTTTGGTCTCGATCAACTACTAAAATACTATCCTTTACCACGTTGGTATACATTTCGCCAAATACTTTAGTGGTAAAGTTTCTACCTACTTCTAAATTAAAATCTCTGTCACATCTGAAATTAAAGTCTTGTTTTGTTCGTACACTAATACTATCAGCACTAAAAATGTCGATCTTACCGTCACTTGTGAGTTCTATCCAAGCTGTTCCTCTAGCATTACCAATGTAGATAAAATCTTCACTATTATGTAAAAGTATTTGATGGCCTGTGCGAGTCCTAATTCTAAAATGCTCGTTGTAAGGCACGTCTGTTAATCCTTCCGGATTTGCCAGGTAATTTGGCGGACCTTCAACTGGATATGTTTCTCTAAAATATCTATCGTCGCCGTCATCCATTATGAATTGCGTTCCGCCAAGACGATTAACTGGCATTGGTTCGGGGGTTTTACTTTGTCTGTTTCCTAAAAACTTTTTCTTCGAATAACGATTTAAGGGACCGGGGCTACTCATACCAAAAACCATATTTGGAATATCTCGCCTTGTGGTAGATGTTGTTGTACCTCTAAATTCGTCGCGTATTAAACCTTGTGCTTTAATAACATAAGCGAATGGATGTACTGCCCTTGGAATTTTATCTATTTCTAAATTTTTGTCTAGCGCATTTGCTTTTCTATTATGTTCTACTACAGGTAATGGATGTTCGGCTTGATCTAGGTCGTCTTCAGTTTCATAGTTTTTTGAACCTGCAATGCCAGGAATCATATGATTTTGGAATGTATCTTGTATACTACCTATCCAAAAACCTAGGTCGGCGCGGCCGTCAATAAAAATAACTATACCAACTACTCCTGGATCCGGGGGTACTCCCCAAAAGCCGTAAGATTGTTGACTATCTTCGTAGGTATTATTTTTTCCTGCAAATTCAAAAGCTGTGCATCCGTAGAAAGGACTTGCATATCTTACCACATAAGTTTGATTTTCGTCAGCAACAAGGTTACCTGATTCTCGTAACAACGTTACTTCAAGGCCGCATTGATAATTCTCATCAAGATGATTTACTATCTTTGCTAGGTAAGGGGCGCCGGTTAAATTGCCTTTAGCATTTTTACTAGCAGATGATCGTTTCTCTTCGTATGACATTAATATTATCCTGGTCTGTTAAACACTTGTCCTGTATCCTGTTTTGGTTCACCTGTCGTAGTTGGGAACACAGGACCCCCCTCAATATCTTGAGCTGGCATTCTAAATCCTATTAACTTTTGACTAAAAAAGTTATTTCTAAAACTATTTTCAACTTTTGTCAGCTTCCAGATGCCGCTAAATGGATTTGGCGCATTTCCGTCTGGGAAATAATAAAATCCTCCCTTCTTACCTGCTGCGCCGCCTGGATCTGGATCAGCAGGGGTCCTCCAGTTAACAACTAAAAATATATCCGTTCCGTCTACATTTATACAAGCATTTGGTCCTCCAAATGTTTCATCACCTTCAACACTAAGATTACAGTTTCCGTTTTCTGGAAGGAAGTCGGGATCACCAATAATTTCCATGTCTAAATTAATTTGATTACCCACGCTATTCAAATAAGCTGTGTAAAATTCGTTAGCAATCTTTTGTGTAGTTGTAATGTCGCCAGCGCCGCCCTTAAATGGTAAATTACCTGCTCTTAAATCTACCTTGGCAGCAACAGCATTTCCGCCCACCGACGGTTCTGCTGCACCAGGTTCTTGTTCAGATTTCAATGGTGCAGTATCTACTCTTCTGTTTACACCGGCTGATGCCTGAGTGGCGGTGTCTTCGTGCTTGCTAGGGTCAACCGCAGTAAACATCATATTTTTAATGTTGATATCAAATTTCAATATATCGGTGTTTAGACCTGTGTAGATATAATTGTATTCTTTAGCTGCTAGACTCCTACAAACACCTACACCCTGTGAAGAACCTTCGGGGTGCAGATACATGCTATGGTGTACCTTAAACACATTAACTCTAAACGTAATCGTTTTTGGATAGTCTTTAGTTTTTGGGTCAACTTTGTCACCTAAAAGAACATGCACATCTTGTTTCCACCAAGTCACTCTTCCTGCATCGTCAAGTTTACCAGGCAATGTGGCATTCTCTCTAGCTTCTTTTGAACTCAACACCACAGCATCTATAATGTTAGTAATACTCATTCCTTGATCAAACTGCAACGTTTTTTCTTTAGGATTTATAGACATCTGGCCGCGTTGCACTTTATCTCCGTCAACTACGTCGCCTGCTCTTTTAGCAATAGCTGTTCCACCTTGGCTGTCCGGTTTGAATTCTAGATCGTTTCCGGGAGCTTGGCCAAACGGATTATCTCCGCCAACAAATTCAATTTGGTAGACGTCTTCATAGGTTTTCTTTCCGTCTTCGCGTAATTTTCTTTCCCTAGCATTTAAAAAGGATACAAGACTGAATTCATTATTTTCATCAGCCAATACTTCATTAACTGTTTTACCTTGTAATCTTACATCGTTCATAATTTTGTTGACTTGATCAGACAGGGCAATATGATTGTAAGGAAAACATTCTACCTTATAATGACTACCAGCTTGATCTACTGTAAAATTAATATTTTTTAATCGTACAAGCCAATTGTAAGGACCTACACTTGCTGATTCGTTAGGTCCTCTCCAACCTTTAAATTCTATTCTAAACACATAAGGACAGTTATCAAGATACGTATTAAATCCTGCATCTACTGCTGCTGCCTGGCATGATTGCAAAAACAAACCCATACTATAAGGTTCGTAAATATCAAATTCTAATTTGGTCCAAGGACCGTTACCTTTATTTGGTGTTGGGGCAATTACTGTGTCAAATCTTACATTGTCAATAAAATATTCTGGGGCGCCAAACGCTGTTTGTATTCTTTCTTTATCAAATCTTCCTGCAGATGCAAAAATAACTCTTGGTAACGGATCTGTTGTTCTGTAAGATTGAGAATTGCATTCTCCTGGAGTTGCGGCTGCTAATGTAAAAAGACAATTAACCGTAGCGAATTGTTCAAGCTTATTGATTGTTGGCATTTAATTACTCTTTTGGGTAGCAAGCGTGGCATCCACATTAGTTTTTTTTGGTATCTTAATTGTTGTCCCGGGAACAAAATCGTAAATAGGATCTTTTAATATTGATCTATTTCTTAATACCAACACCCACCACAATTTTGCGTCGCCGTAGAGGTCAAAAGCTAGTAAATCAGGACGATGTTTATAACCGTTTTCTATGATATAATCCTGATCGTCGCTTTCGGCGGCGACGGGCCTGAGACTTAAAAGTTCAAGATATAAACTATTTTGCTTAGTTGTATAATAAGGTGAAACTTTTCTATATGTTGCCATAATTTTTAATAAGGAATATTTCCTCTACCAGAAGCATAGCTAGCCCAATCAAATCCTCTCAACGAAGCTTTACTGTAAACTGCCATTAATGTCATTGAGATAGTACTTAACCTCGGAACATAAGCACCACCAACATTCATATAATGCACATCATCTTTAAAATCAACTTTAAATTCTTTGACAACAACTGGTATCCTTTGTAACGTACCTTCGTAACCAATCAAGTCGCATATAGGCGGGGGATTGCCTAAATTTTGGCTAGAGCCGTAAAACATTTTAGTGAGTGCTCTTCCTAGTTTTGTAATTCTATACCATTCTAATGCATCGGTTGTTGTTTCAACTGGCCATTCGCAAGATATTTGAATATCTCCGGACGAGCTGGCTGTGTACACCGGATGCGAAAAGTTAGCATGAACTAATTGTTTAGTATCATAATTTGCTGAATACGTTAAAGAAAAGGTTGGTGTTACTGGAAAACAAATGTCGCCAGCAAAAGACTGTACTTTTACACGCCAATCGCCGTCATCGTTGGGATATACGGCAACTATTGAACCAGGTCTAGTCAGCTGTAAAGTATCGGCAGAAGGAATATTTTTTGATCTAGCTGCCGAAATTAAATCAGCTGCGATAGATGCAAATATATTTCCCTGCGCACCTGCACCTTGTAAAGCACTTTGCAACAAGCCTGTGGCCAGTCCAGGGGCACTAGAAGCTATATTTTGAACTTGACTTTTTAAAACATTTACTCCGGCACCTAATGCTCCGGAAAGAGAATTGACAGCGCCAGATCCCAACTTAGATTGCACAGTTCCAGCTAAATTACTAGCAGCACTACCATTAAGTTTGCCAGTAATGCCGTTTAAAGAACTTCCTATAGCACCGCTTTTACTTGCAATTAAAGCATCTAACTTGGCTTTACTTGCATTGGTATTTGGAACACCTATATTACCGCCGACCTGATTGGCTGCTGTTGCAATTGCAGAATTTACGGCCTTGCCTATGGCCTTTGAAGGATTGAGCGAAAGGGTCATTGTTTTATCCGTTTTAGCTATTTATTATTAACAAAATGTGCTATTATAACGAAAAGGATTCTTGTACTAATGACAGTAACACAACCAAAAATAAAATATCTAACTAACAAAGACCTATTAAAAGAAATACATTTAAGTAAAAGTACCTACTGTATTTTTACTGACAAGATATATGCAGACTATGATATGATTGTATCTAGTCTAGCAAAAATAAACATCAGGACTATAGCAGAAGCCAAACGTAACAGGGCCGCTAAACTAAGCAAGCAAGCTTACGAGGCCGCCCAAGGTCAAGGTAAGAAAGTCAGTGCCAAAGACTTTGAAGTTGACTATAAGAAAATATCCAAACAAGATGTAGTCTTTCGTGTTATGACTTTTGAACATATACCGCTAGCTCCGGGCCGTAAAAAGACTTTAAAGAATACAGCCGACAGTCACGATAAGGTCAATTTTCCGCCATTTCAACATTGGAAATTTGACGATAACGACAATTTAATTTGTGTAGGTAAAAGCCATTGGAAAGGCGACCTGCACACCGGAAAATTCAGCAAAGATCACGGACGCATGACTGATAATCTTGCTCGCATGTTCTTAAAGCTTTGCGAACGTTACGCTACCCGAGGTAATGTTAGAGGATATACCTACAATGACGAAATGCGGGGACAAGCAATTTTACAACTAACACAAATAGGACTTCAATTTGATGAAAGTAAATCTGATAATCCTTTTGCTTACTATACTGCTGCTGTCACTAATTCATTCGTTAGAATTATCAACATTGAAAAGCGTAATCAAAACATTCGAGACGACATTCTTGAAATGAACGGCATGAATCCAAGTTGGACTAGACAAAACAGCGGTTCCAACAACGGCATGACTATTGAACGCAACTTTGGGGGCGGTGGTGGTGGTGACGATAACTGGGATTGACGGATATTTGAATCGCAGCTAAAATTATTTTAATATGAATCTATTTAAGAAAGTAGCCTGTTTTACAGACATACATTTTGGTTTAAAGAGTGGTAGTAGGACGCATAACAACGATTGCGAAGACTTTGTTAAGTGGTTCTGCGATACAGCTAAAAAAGAAGGTGCAGAAACTTGTATATTCTTAGGCGATTGGCATCACAATCGTAACACCACAGATGTAAGTACCATGAACTATACAGTCTCTAATTTAGAGAGACTGAATAATTCTTTTGAACGTGTTTATATTATCCTAGGTAATCACGATGAATATTATAAAGACAAACGTGAAATTCACAGTCTAGAATTTGCTCGACTGTTTCCAAACATTGTGCTAGTTAACGAAACTATTCACGACGGCGGTGTAACTATTTGTCCTTGGCTAGTTGGAGATGAATGGAAGAATGTGCCCAAGTGGCAAAACCGCTACGTGTTTGGTCACTTTGAATTGCCCTTGTTTATGATGAATGCTATGGTACAGATGCCCGATCACGGACAGTTGCAAGGCGACCACTTTGTAAACCAAGAATACGTTTTTAGTGGGCACTTTCATAAACGGCAAGCTAAGAAAAATATTGTATACATTGGCAATGCTTTTCCCCACAATTACGCAGATGCAGGAGACGACGATAGAGGCATGATGATTTTAGAGTGGGGCGGCAAGCCTGAATATCGTATATGGCAAGATCAACCGGTCTATCGGACTTACAAACTGAGTCAAATTATCGATAATCCAGACGGATTACTGCGCGAAAAGATGCATTGCCGTGTTACCATTGACTTGCCTATCAGTTTTGAAGAAGCAAATTTTATCAAAGAACAATTTGTCCCGCAGTATAAACTACGCGAGCTTATGCTAATTCCAGAAAAAGTTGAAGTGGATGTTAATGCTACTCCAGTAGATATAAACTTTGAAAGCGTTGATACTATTGTTATTAACCAGATCAATGCTCTTGATGTTAATGCCTACGACAAAAACATGCTGTTGGACATTTATAAGGAACTATGATTAAGATCAAGAATCTCACAGTTAAGAATTTTATGAGCGTGGGTATGCAAACTCAGGCCATCGATTTTGACCGCGGACAGCTGACCTTAGTGCTAGGTGAAAATCTAGATTTAGGAGGTGATGACACCGGCGCTCGTAATGGAACGGGCAAAACAACAATCATCAACGCACTAAGCTATGCTATCTACGGTCAAGCCCTAACCAACATTAAACGAGATAACCTTATTAATAAAATTAACAATAAGGAAATGTTGGTTACCTGTAGTTTTGAAAAGAACGGTATAGAGTACCATATTGAACGCGGACGTAAACCAAATGTGCTAAAATTTACCGTTAACGGTGAAGAGCACGAAGGGCTAAATCAAGACGAAAGTCAGGGTGATAGCAGAGAGACACAAAAATATATTGAAGATGTATTTGGTATGAGCCCGGACATGTTCAAACATCTTGTGGCTTTAAACACTTATACAGAACCGTTCCTAAGCATGAAGGCAGCTGATCAACGTGCAATTATTGAACAGCTTCTTGGTATTACAATTTTAAGTGAAAAGGCAGAGGCACTAAAAGAAGCTATTAAGATTAGCAAAGACAATATTTCTACAGAAAACACTCGTATCGAAACTATCAAAGCCAGCAACGAACGTATACAACAAAGTATTGAATCATTAGAACGCAAGGCTAAACTATGGTTAGATCAGCACGAGACCAGTATTGAAAATATTGCTAAGGCTATTGAAAAGCTCTTAGACATCGATATTGAACAAGAAATTGCTGCTCACAGAGCACTAGAAGTTTACAATAACAAACGAAAGACTATTAGTGATCTTAACAGTCAAATCAAACGTAATGAGCTAGACCTAGCTAGAGAAGAAAAAGATCTTGAAAATCTGAAAACAGAAATTGCTACATTAGAAGATCACACTTGTCATACTTGCGGAAAACCATTTCACGATGAAAAGCAAGTTGAAATATTAGCTAAGAAAAACAAAGACTTAGACACAGTAAAAAAACAAGTAGCTTCTTTAACAAATACCTTAATTGAACAAAATCAGGCCTTAACTGATCTTGGCGAGCTTGGTGACTGTCCTACTGTAGAATATGATACGCTAGAACAGGCACTGAATCACAAGTCAAGTTTAGCTGGTCTTGAAAGAGATTTAGAAATTAAAGCAGCAGAGGCTAACCCTTACACAGAACAAATTGACGAACTAAGACAAACTGCTGTTCAAGAGATTGATTTTACTATTGTAAACAATCTAGTTAAAGTAAAAGAACATCAAGAATTTTTACACAAACTGTTAACCAGCAAAGACAGTTACATTCGTAAGCGTATTATTGATCAAAACCTAGCATATCTCAATCAGAGATTAACTTATTATCTAGATAAGATTGGTCTCCCGCACGTTGTTGAATTCCAAAACGATCTATCAGTCATAATTACCCAGCTAGGACAGGATCTTGACTTTGATAATCTAAGTCGTGGTGAACGAAATAGGCTAATTTTAAGCCTAAGCTGGGCGTTCCGCGACGTGTGGGAGAACCTCTATACCAGTATCAACTTGTTGTTCATTGACGAACTTGTTGATTCAGGTATGGATGCCAGTGGTGTTGAATCTAGCATTGCTGTGTTGAAGAAAATGACACGCGAGAGACAAAAGAATGTATTCTTAATTTCGCATAGAGATGACCTAACCAGTCGTGTAAATCATGTACTCAAGGTTATCAAAGAAAACGGATTTACCAGTTACTCAACTGATGTGGAGATTGTTGAATGAGCACTGATGCTCATGAGCAATTAATCAGAGCTGTGCAAGAATATTGCAAGTGGCAAGACAAATTTGAGTACGAAAATAATGATGCAGCAGGCATAAAGGCAAGATTTTGGCTATCAGAGGCTCGTAGATTTGAAAGTATTAGGCGTAAAGAAATACAGGCCAAAAGAATAGAACGCAACAAAACCAGAATTCGTAAACCAGGAAGACCAAGAAAAATAACTAGTTGATGTCCTGGTACTACCAGAATCAATTAGTTGACAGTTTACCTGAAGATTGCGTTGGATTTGTATACATTATAACAAATCTTATTTCTGGACGAATGTACATAGGCAAAAAATTAGCAAAATTTAAACGAACAACTTATAAAACAGTAAAACTCAAAAACGGAACCAAAAAGAAAAAACGCATTAGAGGCAAGATTGATTCAGATTGGCAAACTTATTACGGCTCAAACGATCAACTTAATATAGATGTACAGGCATTAGGCACAGAAAACTTCCGTAGAGAAATACTTTATTACTGTAAAAGTAAGGCAGAATGTAGCTACGTAGAGGCTAGAGAGCAATTCTCAAGGCGTGTATTAGAATCAGACGAATACTACAACGGGCACATACAAGTAAGAGTCCACGGCTCACATATTAAAGGCAAAGTACTAAACGGTTAAAGCTTGCGCAGGCTAATTTCGTGCGCCTATGATAAGGGGTTTAACTACACCCGGACGGAAATCTCTTGCCGTTAAGAGTGCTCAACCACTACCCGCGAGGATGAGGATCACTTAAGACCTGTGATTTGGTTGTTTGAAAAGGATATAAAGGCAAAATGAGCAGGGAGAACCTGCACTTATACTGCCCTGATAGCGTAGAGTAGTATAACGCCGTTGTGTAGACGTGGCTCGAGGTACCGGACAACCGCCTCTGTAATGCCATAACGCTGTGTGACTTGCCGTACTCGGATAATGTCTTCTAGGCCCTTAACGGGCTTAGTGTGACCATTAGTATCTGGATAATATTTAAACTGCTTCGCAGTTCACTCTAGCACCACTTGTAAATTCTCGAGAAGAAAAAAGCGTTGAGCGCAAGCGAAACGCAAACGAGCGCAAGCTCGTTTCTTAAAATAAATAAGTAATCGACTTAGAGTTACTCATGAAAATTCAAAATCTCATAGAAAATCAGCTTCAAGCAAATAAAAAAATACTAACAGAATCATGTCGTGGTCTTGATGAACAGCAAATTCTGATTGTAGAGGGTATCTACAAAGACCTAGAAATATTAATCGAAGCTAGTCTAGCACCTGATCAAATTGAAAAGATCTTTGGTGCTGTTGAACAAGAAGTTACAGCAGGTGGAGATAATCGTACACTAGCCGGATTAGGTGTCGATGCTGTAAAACAAGTAGATCAAACTATCAATAACATTGGTAAATGGCTGCAGGACACACGCCCTGTACAGGCATTTGATCAAAAGTTTGAACAGTTAAAAGATAAGATAGCACAAAAGTTCCCTAAAGTAGCTGGTCAAGTGGCCAAAATGGGTGACTGGGCCAAGGCCAATCCTGGTAAAACAGCCGCAATTATTGGCGTATTAACTGCCATTGCTGCTCTAGGTGGCGGACCAGTTGGCGGTGCCATAGCTGGTCAGATTCTTAGAGGTTCTGCAGAATTACTCAAAGGTGAAAAACTGTCAACTGCTATAGGTAAGGGCGTTAAAACTGCTGCCTATGGTTTCATTGCAGGTAAGACCTTTGAGCTTATTGGTGATGCTCTAGGAGCTGGAATTGATGTTGTAAAAGATAATCTATTCCCGGGTGCAGTTAAAATGAACATAGGCAGTACCTTTCGAGAAATAGGTACCGGCGGAAATAGATTTGCTGATTTTAGAATCAAAGATTTGTAT